ACAAACTTAACCATCTCTACTTCTCCTTATTCATCCCTTCTAAACGCATTGATACAACATAGTTGTCCAACCGTGTGCTCTCAACATACTCTTTCTTAGCTTTCAAAGCCTCTTTCTGCTCCAAATACCACTTACAAATCTCAGCATCATCTTCATCCCAATGTACCCAGTAAAGTCCTGACAAAATCCAATTTTCATAATCGCCAGTAGTCTTGAAGAACTCTCGCCAGTTACGTTTAACCTTCTCAACGGGGACGTAGCCTACAGCATATGTTGGCTTGTCACTCATCACCATACTCCATTTGAAGGATTAGTTCAAGACAATGAATGGCCTTCTTGATATCAGCAGCCTTGTTTTTACTCTTATGGCGTGATGTGTATTTTATAACGTTGCCCTCTAGAAATGGAATGTTGTTAGCATAAATATATTCCACTGGCTGGATCTTGAAATCTTTGTAATGACCACCACCAATCTGTACAGCAAGAGCATCTTGTTTTACTGGTTTCAGAATATCAATCTGCTCTGTTGGACTTTCCATCACCTTATATTCATACGGCTCAAGATGCCAAACCTTACCGTTATATACAAAAGTTGCCCTTTCTCCCACTTGGGAAGGTGAATCATGAATCACCAAACCAAGTGGCAACCCCATGTATTCATATTCACTTGTTAGCACTTGTATTTTCATTCACTGTCCTCCTACGGACCAACATAATAGTATTCTAAAAACGCCCTTACACTAAACATCTCCCAAGATTCAATTAGAAAGTTCACAGGGCACTCACTCGTTTGTGTGTATGGGGTAGAGTACAGTACGCGCTTCTCTAAGTCAAAGCCTTTAAGCATTTCATATTTATCATCGATCATAGCCACCAGAGAGTTGTTCATTAAATACTTCTCGTGTGTCCCCATGAAGCCAGCTAAGAATGGAAAGTTTCTCTTTACAAACTTTACTTTTGAAGAATGATGCTGACCCTTGAGTTTTGAGATAAACACAATATCAAAGTATTTTGACAACTCCCTAAGAGCTTCTACTGATCCTTGTATTGGCTCTAGGTTATCATAAAGAGTAGGGGAGCGCCAAAAGTCTAGACGATCCTTCTCAGGGTTGGCTGCAATCCATTCCTTCCAAGGTGGAGAGACAATCACATCATCTACGTCACAACCAATCAATCGTTTCATGCTTTCTCCTTTATAAGCCTCTCAATCACTTCAATGGTTCGCTTCATTGTTTCAGGATCATCTAGAAAGTAATCTTCTAGTAACCCTTCTAAATAATCCTTAATAAGATATAGGTCATTCCTGTCGAATTTCATTTAAGCCTTCTTACCATTTTCAGCGAGTCGGTTTTCAATTTTATGATCTTCCCGAATAGCGTTGTAGGTCAGCTTCTCTTTAATAGCTCCTGCAATATCCCAACCTTCGTGACCACCCAAATCCAACAAACGAATAATTGCATCTGCACACTCTACTTCAGCCATTGGACGATGTGGAAGTTTATCGTCCATTAGGTTCTTACGCACACCTTCAAGAGCTTCACTAACCTCAGAATGCACAAGAGCTAATTTAGCCAGAATCTCTGTAACATCTTTCTGTGGTTTGGCTTCACCAGTGACAAGGTTAGTCCACCAGCCAGCTTTAACATTGTTTCGATAAATTTGTTCTTGTAGTTGAGTAATTTGTGTGTAATCAATTTGCATAGTGTTCTCCTTAGCTTGGGATATTAGACAGCAAGCTGTCTCGTTTGTCTTTAGGTAGCAAGTTTACACGAGAGCGCCGTTGAACACCAGTGTTTTTATTGCGATAGCGTTTATATTTACCAACATTAGAATAGTGAAAACCATCCTCTTCCCACACAGACATATCTAAGATTTCATCAACATACACATCAAAGTTAGGGAGTGTGTTGTCCCAACTACTCAGAATATCATACAACTCTTCGAGAGACAGCACATCATTGATGTTGTACAGCTTCATCTCAGCCCACGCTTCCGGGTTGTTCTTCATACACTCCGACCACAACAAGTGACCAGCAAACTTACCATGTTCAAGCTTCTTGTATTTAGTACACAGTTGATCAGTCATATACTGAAGCTTGTTGCTTGTAAAGCCGAACTGAGCTTTAGCAATGTTCAGTGTATCAATCTGCCGGAATGTGCTTGGTTTAGGGTAGCCGTTCAAAACCAAACGTGCATTAATCTTCTTGACATCGAAGCGCTTACTGTTTTGACCAACAACCACATCCGCTTCATTCAACAGCTTCCACAAGTTACCAAGAAGCTTAGTGTCATCTTCAAAGTCTTCTGAGCCTTGTAGGTCTTCATAAATTACTTCGTCACTACCTTTCCACTTAGCACAGTAACTGAGGATAGACCAATCCTCTTGGATCTGGTTCAATCCTACGTTCTGGTCAAACAGTCGCCACACATGGGCAAGGATAGGCTTCGTCTCAATATCGATAAAAAGGATCTTTGGGCCTTTAACTTCCCCTGCCGGTTGGTACGTGTAGCTGATAAAATTAAACCGTTCATCTTTGGCTTTCTTGAGCCAATCATTAATTGTGGATTTCCCTTTACCAAGCACCTTTGCAATATGACGACTTGAGAAGCCATCCATCTTCATCTTAAACGCTTTAGATTTCCAATCAGTCACTACCAAATACCTCCCACAGTTTGCCACATAAAAATATTAGCGAAAATGCCAAACTCCACCAAATAACCATAAAAGATATAACTCCAAACTACTTCCTCTGCGTTCAATATCTACTCCTCACTATCTTGATTTTCGTTAATAGATTCTCTCCACACTTGGACAAATCCGGCATCGACAAAGTTACCAGTAGTAAGTGCATAAGGTGCCAGGCTTGGACAAGGAAGACCCTTGTTCTGAGCAGTGCAATCATACTTACCGCAAACTAGACAACCTGTACTGGCATTACGGAACAAGTCTTTACCAGAATGCACTGGATTTACATATACTTTAGTAAGAAGCATCTCCATCACCTTATCCAACTTAGCATTGACTTTGGCTAATTCAACTTGCAGTTCAACGAACATTTCAGACTTCTTCATTCTTCAGTACCTCTCTGATAGCATTTCTACGAGCAACTGCATTCTTTGCACACACTACATTATGTTTGGCTAGGAATGCATCTTGTTGTGAAGCCTTTTGTTTACATAGAGCAATTACTTCACGTTCAATCTTAGCATCTTCAAAACTAATACTCAAGGATTCAGATAGGGTCTTCAGTGGATGGCAATTCTCAGCACACAGTGCTTGCAACCCATCAAACCCCACCATAAGAATGTTGTTGAAATAGCTTTCAAAATCCTTAACTTTTGTGAATGAATTATTTCCTTGTACGTGATCAATCTGAATTTCGTTTAGCTTGAACCAACCACCGCAGCACTCACACTGAATCTTCCATTTTGTGCGTGTACTGTCGTCCATGTCTGGAACAGTTTTCATATAGAGGTAAGCTAACTTGGTTGGTGATTTCATCCAACTTTGCCTAATTGCACCACGTACTGCTGTGAGCATCTTACGTTCGCTAGAACGTCCTGTCTCTGGGTCAATCTGTTTCAGGAACTTTTGTAAGTTGGCTTCTCGTTTCTTAATGTCTGATTGGGATGGCGTCATTAGTAAACAATCCCCATCTTATCCATCACGTCATAAGCATTAATATTTTCATCCTCAAACTTCAACATCCTTGCCATCATAAACATCTCGTTCAATACATAATCCCATGTAATGGTGATAGGGTCATTTCTCCACCCCAAAACAGTCTTTTCTTCGGGGTATAAGTGCTGGAAAACGTCTTTAAGCTTACACCATGCCTCTTGGTCAGTGGCAGCTTCTACAAGGCTTTTATAGGCTGATTTCCCCGCCCATTTAATGTCTGAGAAACAATTGGCTGCATAGTTGTCACTTGTGTCATTACTGGCTATTTGCCAATACAAATGCATACGACCAATACCACGAACATCACCTTTATCGTCTAACCACAGTGTACCAAATTGATTGCAATCTTGAACACCTTCCTCTGGACGATTCACGTTAAAGAACTTAACAGGCTGACCATAGTAATCTTTATCCAATCCTTGTATCACAGCATTTGGATTGTTATAAGCTTCCATAACACAGGCATCATCAGCCTCAATGCCTGTCACAACCTCAGCTTTAAACTTGCGTTCAAGGTATTCAGTAACGGCATCCATGTGTAGCGGTCGCAGCATTTCCTTTCTGTTGGCTTTGTACTTTTTCAGGGTAGAGAGTTCAACACGAAAGCTGTCACCTTTACCCAAGATGGCTTTGTATTTGTTCGTACCAAGACGTTTTAGATCACCCTCAACTTGAGTCTTTGCAATCTGCAATACGTGATCAATTGGTTCAGCTACTTGTTTATCGATGATTTCAAATTCATCAACAGCAAAAGGGCTATCACGTTTTGCGTTTAGTTCTCCAAGCCAGCCGCCAGTCTTAGCCTTATCTCTGCCGTAGAACTCTGTTCGTGTGTTGAACTCCTTTTCACGTCCAGATGATTTGTGAGTAACTACAACAGAACGTTTTTCACCAACCGAGGCAGAGGCGTACTTAACGTAATCAAGGTCTATGATTGCTGTGTATTGTTTACTCATTGCATTCATCACCAAACATGAGCACCGCCTCGGATTCGAGCTTTTACACCCGTAAGCTCTTCAAATCGTTCACAAGCCTTCTTTACTTCATCAAACCAAACCTCATTTGGATCTGCATAGTTTTGAACCCTAAAACCAAAGAACTGATCTTCAACATCTGAATCGTAGTATGGGCTTGCATAGTCAAAATAGCATTCAACTACTTCGTAAGTGTTTCCACAAGCTCCATGTTGCTCTGTCTCACCAAGTTCAATAATCTTTTCAAAGAATTCCTCCAGTTCTTCGTAAGAAGCTCCCACAAGCAGGCTGTGACTAACATCAATTCCCATTTTAACCTCCAAAAGAAAGCCCCGACAAGCAGGGCAAATATTTAATTAAGAATACATCTCTTGAATTTCCTGAAGCTTAGTGAGTTCATCAGCTTTAGCTTGCAAATCATCTTGCTTGGCTTTAGCTTGAGCCGCCTTGATAATATCTTTCACTTCTTTCTTATCAAACCCTTCACTGTTATATTCTTCATTGTAAGTGAAT